AGGTGCTGTGGCAGGGAAACCCTACCACGAGAGATCTCGAGCCAAAACGGTTCTTTCAATAAATTGGAAGAAGACGAACCCCAAGGAGGAAACGCTTACTTCTGTACTACAAAGAGTACTATAGGGCGCCATGTTCCTAAGGTCGTTGCTTCGAGCCGCTAAACCACCGGATTATGATCAGAACCCGGACTGGAGTGATCTTCTTTTGTTGTAGATAAAACTACTTCAAGTGAGGAAGTTTCCTCAGGTATTACAATACCAGGAGTCGCAAAGGATCCCAAATGGTCTATCATACCGATGATATTAGTGAGCTTCATGAATGCTCGTAACGCAGAGTTCTGAGTGGATTCACTCCCAACCCCTCCTACTAACGCAGTAAGTACCTCGAGGGCATGCGCGTGGAAATCGGGAACCTGGGGAAGGGCTTCCTCTGCCGCGACAAGGAAGGGCATGATTTCGTTCCATTTCATACCAGTCCCAGCTTCAACATCATAGATGTCAAAGTTTGGTAACCTGGTTACGATTTGTAACTCTTTCATTTTAACCCTATACTCCTTAGTCCAACGGACCAGAGCGTCACCCCTTGCTTCCGAGAATACACGTTTAAGCAACCATTCGATATCTGGAGAGATGATTTGGGAAACCCATTCATCAAATACTTCCAGTCGTTTACGATTGCGAAGGAAATTCTCATAGATAGTACTTACGATTTGGGCAAGGACCCCTATAAGGGCGTCTTGTCGTTCTTTGGTAACAAAGGACACCAGCGATTCTATTGGTTGGCCCCAGATCCTTCTTTTCGCCGCGAAAGCGCCAAAAAGAGTTTCTAGGGGTAACATACCAACGCCAGCGAACCCGAATCGGGTTGTGCCTGGAATCAATACAGCTGATAAGACCCAAGCAATAGTAGGATTGATTTCTCTTTCCGTCATTGCGGGCCTAGCATGTCGATTGAACGCTGTTTCATTAAGGAACAGTTTTAAATTAGATGCTAGCCAACCTCTTGACGTGATGACTCGCCACCCCCTTCGGACCATACGCAAGGCCAATTCGGCTCTTGCTGGTAACGAGGTTATTTGGGCCTCCTCTTTCATTGAAATTGGAGAAAGGTTATTCGGTCCAACAAATGTTTGGTTAGCGAAGTTGAACATGCCGACTTCCGAGATGTAACTTTTGGCCAATCCTACTTGGATACCTAAAGATTTACATAGGCGAAGATACTCTTCCGCCACCTTACGGTTCGCAATAACAATATCGTCTCCAAGGACTAAGTAGTCGATGAAGGTTAGAATAGCTGAACGACGGATTTCTCCGACATTAGCCGCAGCCCAAAGGACAATAGCATGGTGTACTAAAGCCATCGAGGCCCAGCTTGTTAAAGCGCCCATTGGTTGACCGGTATTGTACCTTATCCTTGTAGCGCGTAAGCGCTCTAAAGGACCCATGTCTGGTAGGAAAGGGAAAGCTCTCTCCATGTCGGTAGGGATTTTGAATGCCCTATTGACTAGTAATTCTAGCCACAAGTCAACTATATGCTGGGGTAGTATATACGAGAACAGCGAGCGGTATAGAGCCAACGGAATTGTATCCGTTGCCGATTTAAGGTCGTAAGACCAAATTTCGGTGTACCCTCTTTTCGCGAACTCTCGCACTTTCCCTTCTTGATCGAACGTAGCGTCTTGGGGTAATTGCCTTAGAATATCAAACATCCAATCATGGAGAGGTTTGAGGACGAAGTTCGTCCAGTAATCTACTATAGCGATGGTTCGTACCTTTCCAGCGGCCTCATATAAATTATGTAACCGTTGTAAAACTAAATGCTTAGTTCGAAGGATTCCAAGGTTTAAACCAAGGATCCCAGAAGCGACAGCAGTAGTTTGAATAGGACCGCCTCGCGGTATTTTACCTTTGGCAACCTCATGGTGCGGCATCACTTGCGTTGCAAGGATGTAAGACATCTTGAACATCTTCGCGGTCTTCCGGAAGCTCAACGCTAACTCATCTTGTCCTGTGGCATTAAACCACTCAAGGATCAAGTTACGAGGTGCTCCAATATGTTCCCGAATATGCACTAGAACGTCCCTAATTGCTGGTACACTGTTCACTGTGGGCATCAGGGCAGCAATTTCATTATGATTTTGCTCAACCCATTGCTCATCAGTTACACAGAACCACAAGAAGGCGTCTAGGCCAGCTCCTAATATGGAGATCGGACAGTTGGGTCCCGCGTGAGTAGTGAAGAATGCGTTCCGGACGCGAAGGTCAGGATTCTTTATGCCCAGAGGTATTAAAAGATTATACCAAAAGACGTTCGCGAAATCAGATTGAAAGTGTTGGAAATCAACATTTGCGCTGTAATCGGGATGTGCTTGGGCTATAGGAGACTCATGTAGGTTTGGTACCACCCATTCGCCTAGGAGACCTTTGTAACTGAAAAGTATCGAAGTCCATATATGGATGTAGTGCTGATTCATTACTCGAAGGCCGTGCCTTGCGAATGCTGGAATAGCAGCGGGTAACCCATTGGATAAACGAACTCTAGTTCCAAGGTCTTGTGTATGGCTTAATTTCTTGCCTCCTAGGTAAGAGTTAACGACAAACAACATGATCTTGAACTTGGTTATAAGATCCATTATCCCTCTATTCTTCAGTATCCTTACCACATAAAGAGCGAACGAATTACGTTCTGTCATTGCGACAGTGGTGATTGCATTTCCTCTGGAATACCATGACACAAGGTTGTACCATTGGTTAAACCAGTGACGGGCATTTCTGACCGTCAGCTTGATCATCGAAGTTTTCTCAAAGGTAGCTGTGGGTCCCGATCCTTTTCTCTCCTTATGTAGAAATTTATCTAACAAGGAAGAAAACATCGTTTGGAGTCGCCGTCGAGATGAACTCGACATAGGTGTACTTGAAAAAGGTACATTACTATTGGCTACGTTTTTGGGGGAATTTTGAGAAGAACCTGATGAGTCAGTTGAAGATGAAGTGGAAGTATCTGCTATTAGATCTGCGGGCCCCGCGAGGACTCTTAGAGTCCTGTTGGAGGTAATCGCAACCCGAACCATGACAATGTAGTCCTGTTCCGAAAGGTACAGGATCACACCCGGATTTACTGGGTCAACTACAGCGTACTGGCCAGCTTCAATTCTTTCCCACTCGACTTTACTATATAGTCGATGGTTCTTAAGAGCCAAGGCAACGGACGATGTATGAAAGTGTGATGTAAAAAGTCGCATGAGTAATATATCTATGTTGAGAAATTGTTGTATATGCCCACACCGGGAAAGGCGTGAACAGAGTACAACCTTCGATCCCTCTTTACCCCATAAGGGGGGGAGCAGATCGTGGGTAGTCTTCACCGTAAACTTTCAGCTGTCTCTTTCGAGTAGGCTTCCCGAATACATATAGGAACTAGGTACGCTAGAAGCTATGAACTTAGGAGACCGTGAAGGTCATCATCTAAGAGTGTGGTGTGGTCATTTGACTAACCCCTTGAAGATCGATTAATAGTCTTTCTCTATCCTATCGTTTACAGCCGAAGCCAACTTCAAGCTAAATAGCAAACTCACATCTTCACCTTAGTGATTTTGTGCCCTATTCCGGATACGAATATCCCACTTATTAGGTGACTCGGAGTGGAACCCTTTTCAGGGTGTTCTGGTTTACCAGACCATTTCGCATCTATGCCCTAAGAACCGACTACCAACCCGGCCTACGGCCCGGGTACAACCGAAGGGGTTTCCTCTTCGAGGGTGGCTTATGTCAAATACAGTGAATTCTAACACTTCAAAATTGAAGCGAGTTATCAGACTCGGCTCAAGAAAACTGTTTATTGGTTCTCTTAAACCGTCAGACACTGGGATGACGGCCTCGAAAGAGGGG